AAGCCAAAACCGATCCCTGGCCGTCTATCGTCTATCCCTGAGGTGAACTCATGGTCAAGCGCTACGTTCTCATAGATACTGATGACGCCAATCCGTCAGATATCGATTTTGAGCTAGGGCCGGTCTATGAGTCTGGGGCTGATCCGGTCGATGGAGAAGCCTATGTCTCTGTAGTGGATGCCACTGCATGGCTCACAGCTCACCAAGTATCCATCACGGCCTGGACTGCAGCCACAGCAGACCAACAGGCAGCGGCTCTAATCGAAGCCTCGGATAATATTGATTCCCTGCCCCTGAAAGGCTGCAAATATGCCGACGACATCACTCAGCCTAGGGCCTTTCCTCGGATACCTGATAGAGCTGGGCGGACTATAGGCACTGATGAGACCAACTTCCAGAGCGAGGCCGACTATTCCGAGGTGCCTCAGGAAGTCAAAGACGCCTGCTGCTTAGAAGCCCTGGAGCTGCTGAAACAGGGCTCTGGAGGCAGGAAAGAGCTGAGAGAGCAGGGTGTTAAGAGCTATTCGATCGCAGGCAAGCTCTCAGAGACCTTTGAGGATGCCAGCATTCCCAGACTCCTCTCCAGGAAGGCTCGGGATAAGCTGCGCTTCTGGCGGGCTGGCATGGTCGAGGCGGTATGAGCCTCCTGGATGCCTACTCTGGCATGATGGAGTCAGTTACATGGCGGTCTAGGGTCTCGGTGGATAATTATGGTGATCCCACTTACTCTGACAGCACTATCTCTGTTATCTGGTTCGTCGAAGAGAAGATGATCCGGACAGCGGAGAAAGAAGAGATCCAACAGCTTGCCTTTATAATGACCACATCGGCAGTCCAAAAAGTCGATGCCATCACAAAGGACGGCATAACCTATCCCGTGATCTCCATAGAGGGCGGTAAGAATCAAGACGGAGAGCAATTCCGGACAGTGAGGCTTGGCTGATGCCGAAGGTAGATTGGAAGGGGGACGCCCTGGCAAAGCTGGCAGAAGACGCCTGCATAGAGGTCGCCCGGATGACAGCCGAGACGGTAAAGGGCGCGGCGGTTGATCTCTGTCCGATCGAGACCAGCCAGACACGGCAATCAGGCACGGTCACAGAGATCCCCAAGGGCGCGGAGATATCCTTCAACACGCCGCAAGCCGCCTGGCTCCATGAGTCGCAGGGCTACACCCCCAGCCACGCCGGCACCGGGCCCAACTACCTCCGGCAGCCTCTCCTGGAGGCCGAGGATCAATATCACAAGGACGTAGCCGATGGCCTGAAGGCGATATTGGGATGAGACCTACTGATCTGGACTGGGCGAAAATCATTCGGGGGCCGGACTGGGATCGATCCTCCCTCTTATTTTTGCAGTCGCTCATTACTGCCCGGCTGGCTGAGTTGGATCAGGCACCGTATAGACGGATAACAATTATTAGGAAAAAATAATAGTGCAAATTTTGCACGGTGATTTTATGCCAAAAACTCTAAAAGATCTTAAAAACGTAACCGGCCTTATCATTTATGATGGCCTCGATGTGCTGATGAAAATAGCTAACCAGCAGGCAAGGCAGATCCAGAGCGCAATCATCGAGGGCCAGAGCGCAGGAGCAGGTGCCACTCTGGCATTTGGAGAGGACGCCAAGACCATCCGCAACCTGGAGAGCATGAAGGCCAGCTTGGACAGCAAGATCCAGACAATGATCGATGATATCAAGAACGCAAAAGAGATGTCTGTGGACGCCGATCAGCTTGAAATGGGCGGGGTCGACAAAGCATATCAGCTCCCGCCGGCAATCCCGCTGGGGTACGATTAACCCCCATTTCAATTTATTATAAAGTGATTTTATGAAACTAATTAATCCAGTCACCACCTGGTGGCTCATTATAGTCCTGCTCGTATCTTCTGCATCTGGCCTGATCGACTATCGGGCGCAGGGGCAGTCTCAAGACGGAGGCCTCCACCTGGAGGGTGATAGCTATCTGATCCGCAATGAGGCCCGAGCAGACGGCCCGGTCAGTTTCGGCTTAACTCAGCATATCGAGGACAAGGAGTCTAAGGTCTTCATGGGTCTGGATGCGCCTGGAGAGGCTGCGGTCCGATGGAGGTCTCCTATCCAGGATTTCCGGGGCAATGGTACCGGAATCCTGGTCGAGGCATCAGGGGCCTACAGCTCGGAGACGACCGTCGTCGAGCGGGAATATACGGACGAAGAGACTCATGAAGATATCTGGGAAGAAGTCACCACCCGCAAGGACCGGGCCCAATCCGACATAACAGCAAGCGGTAACGGCACATTCCGCAACCAGCTCATAGGGGCCTACCCGGGCAAAGGCCGATGGTGGAAGATATCTGACATCACCATTTCGGGGCAGAATGTGACCGCTCAATTCAAGCTCAACGCATCCGGGCAGAATGTCAAGAGGGTATGGTCTGTCATCGAGGAAGAAGAAGGCGAGGGGGCAAAAGAGTGAAGGAATTCGATTGCTGCAATGAGACCACCGGCGAGCAGGCCTGTGAATGTCTGGAGCAGGATCTGGAGCACCGGATAATCCCACAGGGTACTCTAAAGCTGGCGGGCCAGGAGCGGTATTATGTCACCACCACTAACCTCCGGCTTACCCGGGAGGCATTCAAGGCATGGAGCAGGGCCGAGGGCAAAGAGGTCGATCCTATTGTGTGGTTCACCGAGATGGGGCATGGTCCTGTTCCTGATGATGTGATTCAGGAGGACTCAAAGTGAGCAAATTCTGCTGCAAGAAGCCGGGCGGCTATAAGGTCAAGGACGCGGGCGGTGCTGTCCAGGTGCACTTCTTGGAAGGCACCCAGGAGAGCGGGCCATGGTATCAAGTGTGGGAATACTCCGATGAGCAGATAGAGAGATGGTTGGCTAAGGGAATCATCGAGGTGGTGGACTGATGTCAGGAGAAGGATATAGGATCGCCATCCTCATGATTGCGGGCTTCGTCTTGATGGCTCTGGCCGCTATCGGCATGGTGGCCACTGGCAAGACCGACGTTGCCACGCTGAAAGAGCTCTTCATCGCCTTGGGCGTTCTGGCCGGCCTGTTCGGCCTGCCTCAGGTGGTCCAGGCCTGGATCCAGACCAGGGGCCAGACATCGAAGTGAGGTGCTATGGCTGAAGGGAATGATCTTCATGCCAGGCTGATGGTCCTGGAGAACGATTCAAAGCGGCATGAGACGGATATCAGTCAAATCTGGGGCCGAGTATCCGCTCTAGAGATCTGTGCCGCCTCGCTTCCCCAGATCCAGAAAAGCCTGGAGTCCATCAGCTCCAAAGTAGAGAACCTGACGAACTGCGCAGTTAAGGGAGAAGGAGAGAAGCTCGCATTTCTCACGCTGCGAGAATGGTTCATAGTAGCCATTGCGCTCGGATCTCTTATCCTGACAAATTTCCGGTAGGGGCTTTCATGATCGAGGCATATGAGGCGATTGTTGTGGCGATCGAGCAGGCGGTGGTGTTGGATGCATGAGCTTTCTTGAGGACATTGCCACCCAGCTCAATAGCCTAGGGATCGGAGTATATCCGGGAACTGCCAGCACCCAGACGGTCTTTATCGGCTACATGCCGGATTCTCCGGACGCCGTTGTGTCCCTCTATGCCCGGCCAGGGCGGAGCAAAGAGGTCTTCTGCGATCTGCAATACCCGGACCTCCATATAGAGATCAGAGCAGCCACCTATGGTGCGGCGCAGACCAAAGCGGAGGCCATAGATGCAGCTCTCCATGCTCAGCATGACATCACCCTGAGCACGCACAGGTATCTCCTCATCAGGGGCAGGGGTGTTCCATGCAAGCTGGAGACGGACTCTAGGGGGCGGACAATCTTTTACCAGAATTTCGAGATCATGAAAGGCGCTTAAATTTTATCCGATTCTTATTTTTTCTAATAATAGTTTCGTTAGTTTATTATAAACCGCATTTTGCGGGAGAAAGGCAATACTTCGAGGTATGAAATTATGACACAAGCGGTCAGCGGAATGACCGGCTCCCTGTGGCTCTACACCGCAGACACGCCGGCCTCAATGGTCAAGCTCGGAGAACTCTTCGACTTGAAACTGAGGATCGATGGAAAGGATATCGATACATCCAACGTAGATGATGAAGGGTGGGGCAGCTCCATCACCGGCGCAAGATCCTGGGAGATCTCCGCCAGCAACAACCTAATCATGACTGATGCTGCCTATGCTCTGATCATTGCCGCCCTCATAGAAGGCAGTGAGCTATATGCCTACATCCTGCAGTCCGGCACTGCCACCTCTTCTCCTAAGGGTTGGGAGGGTGCTTGTGGTGTCCAGTCTGGCAGCTTGACTTTGGCCGGACCGAATACTCAGCAGAAGGCCGATTGGACTCTGAAGGGCCGGGGCGCTCTGGCCGCTATACCCTGAGGCTGACTCATGACTTCAGCCGTGAGCGGCCTATCCGCCGCTCTCTTCAGGGATGAGCCGGAGGAGTATGTGGTGACGCCCGCTCTCGGCTCTAATCGGGATATCTGTTTTGTCTCCAAGAACCACGCCACCAACAAAGTGGAGATCGTTGTTTCAGGCAATAATACACCTCTATCCGTCTCTGCGGCTGCTCCCAAGCTGACCATCAACAGCGCCACCAATGGCTCTGGAGTAGCTACCAGCACCGCAGCTCAGATTGTGGCCGCAGTGAATGCCGATGCGGGTGCATTTGCTCTCTTTGCCGCCCGGCTTCCACCAGGGAGCACAGGGGCAGGTGTAACTGGAGCAATGGCTGAGACCACAGCTCACGATGGGGTGCATTTCACCGCCCTAGCTCTGGTGGACTCAGGAGACCATAAGACATACCAGGCTGCGGCAGGCAGCCGCTACTGGGATGAAGATGAGACATTGACCATCCTGGTAGATGCTGCTCCTGTGACATCAGGATTCACCGTGAGCAGACTCGAAGGGAAAGTCACATTTGCGACATCCCAGGGGGCGAGCGCCATAACGGCTACTGGTGTCCGGCGGTCTCTGCTGGCCTTCCAGAAGGTGACCGGGCTGTTCGACGGCAAGCTTAAGATCGACGGCAAAGAGATCGATACATCTTCTGTGGATGACTCTGGATGGGGTAGCTCGATCCTCAGCTCTCGGAGCTGGGAGATGTCGGCAGGGGCATTCTACTATGATGGCAGCATTCCTCTAGTCGCATTAGCCCAGAAGTACCTCTGGAAGTTCTACAGTGTGCTATCCACCACCCCATTCTGTATCGGCTGGGGGGCAATCACCAGCATGGAGAATCTGCTGGCCAACCCCAACGACGCCCAAAAGCAGACAGTGACGATCAAGGGCGCGGGGGCACTCTACATGGAGTGAATGGGGGCGGGGCCATGATGGCCGCCTGCAGGCAGCTTGAGCCCCTCCTTCCAGAGACTTTTGAGGGAGATTAAAGGATGACACAAATTGAAATGGACATAATCAGGGAATTGCAGTGGACATTTTCAGCGATCAAGAAGTTTGAAGGCGCCGCCAAAGTGCTTATGAGGCGAAATGGCACAGCGAACGCCTCCGAGCATACCGCAAAAACTATACTGGCCTCCTATGGCCTCCAGGCGGACATCTTGGAGGTGGCTGTAGGGGCTGCCACTGGCTTATCCTGGCAGGAAAAAGACGACCAGCCATCTGAGGCAGCGATGGCCATAGATGGCTATCTCAAAAAGCAGCCTGACAACAGCCTGGAGGCCCTGGGCCGGGCAGTCTATCGGGCCTTCCTGGAGCAGGCGAGCCCTTCTGGTATTGCGACCTTAGAGATAGACGAAGAGAACAATCTCAAGGCAAAGATCGAGAAGCTGGAGAAGCTGACGGCAAGCTACAGGGCACAGCTCGAGAGCCAGAAGAAGAAGAGCAAGACTTCTGGCGAACTTGCCACTACGTAGCTTATGTAATTCTGGGGCTGATGCCGGATCAGTTTGACCGGCTGACCCCTGGCCAGCTCATGCTCCTGCAAGAGCACCATACCCTGGAGCATGAATTTAAGCAGGAGACGGCGGCTTTTGCGGGCTACTGCTCCGGGCTGGCGTTTGGCATGGCCTGGAATGGCAAGCTGGAAGGCTTCGACCAATTCTATCTACGGCCCACCGACACCCCAAAACCTGAGACATCAACAGCCGAATACAAAGCCAGATACGACTCCTGGCAATAATTTTTTCTGAGGTTAAACTATGACTAATGCCGGAAAAATTACTGCAATAATAGACGGAGATATAGGGCCACTCAATAGCGCTCTGAATCAAGCCAAGGGGCAGGCCACATCAGCAGCTACCAGCATGGAAGGCAGTTTCAAGAGTGTGCTGGGCGTTGGGCTGAGAGACAGTGCCAATAGCATGGCCGCGTCTATGGGGCCTCTTGGTTCGGCCATAACTTCTCTAGGTCCTGCTGGTATGGCTGCAGGGGCAGGCATCGCGGTTATTGGTGGGGCTCTGTCTAGCTCCGTCCAGGCGGCTGCAGGCTTTGAAACATCCATGTCTGGTGTAGCCAAAACCTCCGGCCTTGCTGGAGCTGATCTGTCTGCTCTCGGCTCTTCTCTGCTGGAAATGTCCAGCTCTATGCCTGTTGCTGCATCTGAATTGGCCAATATCGCCCAGGTGGCCGGGTCCCTCGGAGTGGCTAAAGAGGAGATCGCCGGGTTCACTGAGGTGGCCGCTCAGATGGCGGTTGCGTTTGAGATGCCAGCGGAGCAGGCGGCCACGGCGGCGGCAAAGATCCTTACGGCATTCGGCCAGGACATAGACGCCAGCAGCATGGAGAAGCTGGGCAATGTCGTTAATACAATGGGTGACAGCTTCGCCGCTACTGAGAGCGAGGTCCTGGATTTCGTAAATAGATCATCCTATCTTAACACCACTATGGGGCAATCCATCCCCCAGGTAGCTGCGCTGGGCACCGCCCTGATCAGCTCCGGTATGTCTGCGGAAACGGCAAGCACAGGCATAAAGAGCTTCCTCAACGCGGCCACTATGCAGGGAGAGAAAAAAGATAACTTGTCGAACTGGGCGAAACTCC